TAGACCCCGCCACTTTTATCGCAGCTCTCGATCGCGAGACCAAAAAACTGCGAGAAATTTTAGCTGAGGAGGCTGATAATGGAGAAGTACCTAAGTCTGGGATCGTCATCCCTGATAGCAGCGATACGCTTTTATCGTAAGTACAAGGATGTGATCGGTGGCGATGCCAGCTAGAGTTCCAGAAGATGCCGAGGCTCAGTGGATAAGATGCGATAGTTGCGACGATATGTGGTGTTCAGTACACGCATTACACGTTTTTGAGTGTCCATGCCCCCACTTTGAGGAGATGCTTTTCCCAGAAAACGGCTCCGTAGGGGTCAATCCTTACGATGAATTCGCCTGATACGATTTCAGCTGTCGGGTTGCGCCGACCGAATTTGACCGTTCTTTGTTCAGCCTCAGAACGGTCTTTTCGTGTCTGATAAAGTTTGAGCATGACCACACAAGCTCCTCGCCTCTCATTCTCTAAAATCCAACTCGAACGTGCATTAGTCATGCGAGCTGACGGTTTTGAGGACTTTATTCGGCTAAAGACCGACGAAAACGGCGTAATACGCACCGCTGTCAAAATAACCGAGCCGCCTGATGCTTTTGGTCAAGGCGGCGGCGTGATTGACTTCCAGATGTGGGAGAACCTTCAAGAGATGGTTTTACTGCTTGGAACTCACCGACTGATATCGGTCCTCAAGGCTCGCCAGGTTGGGCTTTCCTGGTTAATTGGCGCTTATGCACTATGGAAAGCGCAGTATTTCGAGGGATCAGTAGTCCTGATCTTCTCGCAAGGACAAGGTGAAGCATCTGCGTTACTCGGTAAAATCCACTCGATTTGGGATAATTTACCCGAGCATTTGCAGGAACCGATCGGACTGGACAACTCGACTACAATCGAATTCCCAGCGATGAAGTCGAAAATCATAGCACTTCCATCGACCGAGAAAGCAGGTCGATCTGAAACCGCATCACTCGTCATTCAGGACGAGGCAGACTTTCACGAGAATATCGAGTCGAACTTTGCAGCTGTAAAGCCAACGATCGACGCTGGCGGTCAGCTCATACAGATTTCTACCGTCAACAAGAAAAAGATGTTGTCGATGTTCAAAGAGGTTTATCGCAATGCTCGAAGGGCTGGCGAGGGAGTCAAAAAGGGCGCAAAGCACAACGGATTTATTTCCAAATTTTTCTCATGGAAAGTTCGTCCAAACCGGGATCAAGACTGGTATGAACGAATTAAATCCGAAGCTCCAGATACCGCTGAAATGTCAGCGCTACTCTATATGGAGCAGGAATACCCAAACACCGAAGAAGAAGCTCTAAGACCTTCTCGAGTTATGGCAGCTTTCGATCAAGATATTCTCGACTATATGTTCGAGAATGAGACAAAACCGCCAATCGAAACCCAAGAGAATGGGATCGTTCGAGTATGGCAGAAGGCAGCTCCCGGTAAGCGGTATGTGGCGTTTAGCGACACATCTCACGGAACTGGCGGTGATAATGCCGTAACAGTCGTAATGGACGTTGCCAGCGGCTATGTTGTCGCCGATATCAAGAGCGCTCTCTTACCACCACAAGAATTTGCAATGCACAGTTTCAATCTCCTTGAGGATTACTACAATCCTCTTTGGGGCATTGAGGACAACGACTGGGGCATTGTCACTATCCGAACAGCTCAGGAAATGGGATACCGGAATCTTTACGAGCGAAAGACTCGAGATGGAAAACTTAGCGGTAAGATTGGGTGGCATACTGACGAAGTTACCCGTATTGCGCTCTACGGCGATTTGATTCAAGCTATTCATAAGCACCACATCACAATCCCGGCTCGGGACGGTGTGGCAGAATTTATGACAGTGATCCGAAACCCTGATAAAGGGGGGCGTATTGAGGCGCTCGTCGGCACACATGACGATTATCCGATCGGAGTCGGTGGCTGCTGGCAGCTCCGAAACGATGCGGCAGTTCAATCCACAGTGACGGAGATATACAGTTTTGGCGACGAAAACGAAAACGAAGTCGAAAGCTAAAGCTAAGACGAAAGCTCCCCAGACATCAGCTGAGGATCAATACGACGAGAACGAAACCCAGGAAGGACTTTGGGACGATCCTGGCGTAATCATAGATGCTGTCAAGGTCGTTCAGAACGAGTTTGAAGGATTGCGTCTTCGTTTCCAAGAGGATTTCGAGCAGGGATATCAGCTCCAGCCATACGAGCCAAAATCCGGTTACGAGAGTTACACCAGTTCAGCCCCCAAAAACTTCTTCGATAAGATCGTTGATGGAGTAAATCGAGCAGCGCTCACTGTTCATGTGAATACTGGTGAAGAAGCTCTCGAAGAAGAACGTGCCGATGCAAACGAGGCAGAGTTATTTCTCGAAGGCGCGTTTAATCACATCGATCGCCTCGGGCGTAAAACTCGGCAAAAGGCTCTCCGTCGCCAACTTGCTTTCTTCTCTGGCATCCGTGGTTGGATTGTGATGCGAACACTCGTCTATGTTCCCAAAGATGAGACCGAAACAAGGTTCGATGTCAAAGTATGGGACCCCATGCACGTTTATTGGGAAGATGGTGTTGACGGAGCTATTTGGGTTGCACACCAACGCAAAGCTACTCGTTCACAGATTTACTCCGAATACGGCGTAAAAATCGAGGGCAAAGACGGCATGGTTACTGACTTCTGGACAGAAGATCAGAACATGGTTCTTGTCGATTCAGCATGGCTAAAGGAACCTACCGACCACAACATAGGTCATGTTCCAATCTTCATCGGCAATGTTGGAGATATGCCTGATATTCAGAATAAAGACTTCTCAGGCGACAACATCGGAGTCCACAACACTCTTGAATATCAAGGTGAGTCCGTATGGACAGCAGCTCGTGGTGTAATTGAACCTCGAAATCGATATATCTCTCAACTTATGGATACTGCCAAGCGATCTGTTGCTGGATCGCTGGTACACAAATCTCCAAAGGGCGACAAGAAGATCAAGGGTGATCCATATGCCAGCTTCCAGGCAATTCCCATCGAAGAAGGAGAGTCTATTGAACCTCTCGAACTTCCAACAGCTCCTCCAGAAACAGCAGCAATACTCGGGCTTCTCGATCACGATTGGCAACAGTCCACTCTCCCATATCCTCTTGCCTACGGAGGATCGTCAGCTGCGGAGTCTGGTCGAGCGCTGGCAATAAGAATTGAAGCAACTCGAAGCGCATATTCCCCTCGTACTCATCTGCTAAGAGAGGCGTATCAGTGGCTCTCTGAGGAGCTACTCAGCCAGTTCGCCAATACTAAGATCGGGAACAAGAAGATCGAGCTGTATGGCGATAACCCAATGACCGATGAGTTCTTCCGAAATGGCTACGAGCCGAAAGATATTAAAGAAGATTGGATCGTAGATGTAATCGTTGAACCTCGACTGCCTCGTGATGAGCAGGTCGAGATTGAAATGGCACTTGCCGCATCTTCGCCACGAGGAGAAGGACGGCAACCTCTGATGTCTACCGGCTCAGCTCGCCGAGACATTATGAAACTCAAAAACCCTGATCTCGAGGAGCAAAAAGTCCTCGCAGAAGAAGGAAAAGAAATTCCACCGATCAAATATCGCAGGATCGCTAATGCTGTTGCAGAACAAGGCGATCCAGAAGGCGCAAAACTCGTGATGGAATGGCTCGAAGGAGAGGAACTTAAGAACCGAAAGGCTCTTGAGGCAGAAGGCGCTCCCTCAGTCCAAGCAGCTCCACAACAGACTGAAACCGCACCACCATCCGAAGATGAGATGGCAATAGTTGAAGCGGTTATGAACGCTCTGGTAGAGTATGGGAGAGAAGATTTAGCTCAGGAGTTAGCTGGCGCACTCGACGGTACACAACCGCCTCGTGATGGACTCATCGAAGAAATCATGCAAATTCTGGGAGAGATAAACCCAGAACTAGCACAAGCGTTTATGATTGCCCTCGGTGGCGGTCAAGCAGCAGGAGCTTAAAAGTATGGCAGACCCCAAACTAGATTACACCGTTGATGCCAAAAAAGACCTTACAGATTTCGAGGCTCTTTTTGCGAAAGTTATGGATATTCCCGATGCAGGGCGAAATCTGTACCAGAACTGGCTCGCTACCAGATGGAAAGAAGCACTTGCTAACTGGGGGTTTAGCTCAGAGGGGCTACTGAACAAACAAGTACCCAAACTCAACGAGCAGGGGCAAGAAATGTGGGAAGCTGTCGAGGGGTCAGAGGCGCGTAAAGTGATGACTGAGGACCCTAGACTTGCCGAGAGTTTTGAGGATTACCTAAATCGCCTAAAAGGTTCAAGAGACCTTTTTGGTGGATCAACCGACCTGGAGACCGGCGCACGAACCACTGGTCGCAGGCTTGAGCAACTTCAAGCGATGGGCGGTGAGGAGCAAAGGACAGCACTCGAGGCAATCACAGGCAAGACCGGATTAGGATATGATGCCCTTTCGAAGGAAGCCTTCCTCAACGCAAACGAGGCTCGCTTCGGGCGTAGGGGCGCGCAAGTTATAGCTGAACAGGCGTTCAATCCATGGGCTAGAGGCAGGTTCCAAAATCTCACACTGGAGCCTGACTGGGACCCGAACCAATCGTTCCTCAACGAGCGACTCGACGCACTTCGCAGCCGGTATGGATTCTAAATGGCACTCACACCATTCCTTCGAGGATTCCTCGAGGATAACCCAAATCAAGTTGGCGTTCAGGCTGCGATTACGGCAATCCCATCTAGTTACGGTGGGCAGTCTCGTAAGCAAGGCATAGCTGGCTCGAACGCTTTTCAAGACTACTGGCGTGGACAGTCCAGCAATATCTACAATCAGTATCTCGGCGAATTTGCACGTAACCCACAGGCTCAGCTCGCGGATTACCTCGACGCTTATCCGTGGTTGCAGAAGTTCCAGCAGCTCTCACCGAGTATGCGTGGAGAACAGTTAACGAGGTACGCTCCCAGAGTGCGATGGAGCGGATAAATGGTGTTAAATGCGTTTGAGTCGATTGCGACTTCATTCTCTGACAACCGCAAAAAACTAAAAGAAAATGGATTAGCGGCAGAGTTAGCACCAACTCCGCCGCCGCCGCCGCTTACTCCAGCTCCGGTAGCAACTCCGGTTATCACTCCACCGATAAAGCCGCCACCACCAGTCCCAGCTCCCACACAGATGCCGACTGAAATCGCAGTAACTCTTGGCGCGTTACAACAGCGTGGCGAGCAGTTTGGCGTAGATACTACTGAATTCAACTATGCTGCCCCTGATTGGAACAAGGTAGTTGCCCAGATGGATGAAGTGAATAAAGTCTTCGACATCATGGAGTCTGATATCGACCGCCCTGCTACGCCAGGACCAAGAGCATGGGAACAAGGTCTTGGTAGCGGGATCAGTCAAGTTCTTGGCGACAACTTCCCGCAACTATTTGCTGAGAGTAACCCAGACGCTTCATTCTGGGATCGATCACTCGGTCGCACAATCGGCGCAACTGGTCGTGGCTTGCGGCAGACGATAGGGCGACCAGTTCTGGGTGTTAGTCGAGCGATTGGTGAGTTTGTACAGAAGCCATTTCCGATTCCAGAAGAAACAATCGCCGATCTTGCTCGTCCTCAAGAACAAAAGATAGCAGATATCTTCTCTGATCTAGGAGTTACTGAACCAGAACAGTGGCATGA